ATAGAGTAGGACCTAGAGAACAATATGGTCCTGGTTACTTGTCAGGTTACTCAGCAGGTGGTGAAAGAAACGGAGGTTTAGTATAATGGCACAACCAGATTTTTATTTCGATCCTAGCGAGGAACAAGCACACCTAGATGCTCAAGCTGAGGCACATCACATGGAACAAGAAGAAAGACAAGCTAAAGAAGATGGCTTCTGTATCCATTGTGGTGATGATTTAGATAAATGCACAGGATATAAATGTTGGATTAGATAATGTTTAATCACATACCGGTTGAAATAGATCAACTGAAACGAAAAAATACTGATAAAGGGCGTCGTTACGAGACGCCTTCAGGTGCTCTATATCCTTCTGTTACTACGATCCTTTCTCATAAATCAAAACCATTCATACAAGAGTGGAGAAAGAGAGTGGGTGCAAAGGAAGCAGATAAGATATCTAGAGTTGCTTCTGTAAGAGGCACAAAAATTCATACACTATGCGAGGATGCTCTTAACAACAAAGAAGAGGATATTAGCAAGTTAAGTCTTTTAGATCAAGAAATGTACAAAGAGTTTCGTCCTCTTTTAAATGACATAGATAACATTCGTTGTCTAGAGGCGACTATGTATTCAGATCATTTAAGACTAGGTGGACAGGCAGATTGTATTGCAGAATATAAAGGCAAACTATCTGTCATAGATTTCAAAACTTCCAAAAAGCGTAAGACAAGATCACAATGTTATAATTATTTTATACAATGTTCTGCTTATGCAATCATGTTCGAAGAAAGAACAGGAATACCTATCAACAATTCAGTCATACTTATGGCACAAGAAGACGATGGTCCTGTGGTATTTACTGCTACAAGAGATGAATTCGTTACAAAATTACTTGATGCTAGAGACGATTACGAATTAGAACTTCTATAATCATTTTCTGACGAACCGTCAGATTTTTATAAATAAAACGGTGGCGACAATAATGAATAATAATAATGCCACCTAGGAGTAAAGATGAAAAGGATAATAGCTATCCTTCCTTTTCTTTTTATTGTAGGATGCGCTTCAGTAGCAACCGGTATAGACACAGCTAGAAATGTAGTAGCAACCACTGTCCAAACAGGCATGCAGGCAGGAGCCGACATGGTTGGGGCGGTAGCAGAAGATGTTTCTGATGTTGTTTCTACGACTGCAGAAGTTGCAGCTGGTGTAGTTGATACAGTTAGCGATGAAGTCAAAGACCAAGCTCAAGAGCTTGAAGTCAAAGAACCAGACTTTCCTACAGGCGAACTTAAAGACTAAGGAAGATCAAACCAATAAGGGGTGGCTGTAAAAGGCGCCCTTTGTTGTCTTTGCACTATTTACAAAATAAATACCTTTTGTTTACATAATTGTTACAATTAATAACCTTTGATTGTATAAATAAAACGGTTATATAAGATTCGCTTATATAACTTTATTAACAAAATTAATATAGGAGATGGTGTTATGACCACAGCTACATTTGGCAATGTAGCGAAGCTCATAGGAACCAATGTTGATAGACTAAGAGAAAATGACAAGGTTTGTCTAATCTGCGATGCGATTCAATTAGTAGCGATAATGATAGCTCCGTTACTTTTGCCCATAGGAATAATCTATTTTAGCGGTCCTTCCGTAGGAGGTCTTTAATGAAGATTTCTAAGAAAGGATCAGAGTATGGAATGACGATTTTATACCTTTCACCTGTTTTAGGTGTTATGTATATGGTTGTTCAATTTTATATTTGGACCAGTTAATCTAACTCATAGATCGGAAAGGGCGTCTTTTAGGCGCCCTTTTTTGTGCCTGAGCTTATATATAGTTATGTTATTAATGGAGATGGAAATGAAGCAGATCGTTGCTTTATTAATTGTAACAGGCTTTTTAGCAGGATGTGGAGCGCAAGTATCTTTAACAGCTTCCGTACCAGAAGGTAAAGACCTAGATGTTACAATTAAAACCTCAGAAACACCGGGAAACTAATAACTCAACGGCAAGGCCCTTATGTTGAGTTTCCAACCGGGCAGTTAAAGTAATATAATGGTCCTCTAAGGCCTTGTAATTTACTCCCTACGATAGTAATATAAATACTATTATGCGTAAGAAAAAACTGAAAATCAGGAATCCTGTAGCCCGTTATGCTAGATTGTTTAACAAGGCCACAGTCGTACCGGATAAAACTAAGTACAATAGGAAGAAAGATAAGAAAGTTTCTGACGCTGATATAGATTAATAAAGGGAGAAACCATATGCGTAAGTTATGGATAACATTACCAATATTATTTTTTGTAATGTACGCTGAGAGTATAGAGGCTAAACAAAATGAGATAGAATGTTTAGCACAAAATATATACCATGAAGCAAGAAGTGAGTCAACAGCAGGCAGAATGGCCGTAGCTCTTGTTACACTTAATAGAGTAAAGGATAAAAGATTTCCTAATACTATATGTGGTGTTGTAAAACAAACCAAATATTATCCTAGTGGAAGAATAGATTTACACTCATGTCAATTCAGTTGGTATTGTGATGGAAAACCAGACACAATAAAAGATGAGAAGTGTTATAAAGATATTCTTTTAATTGCAGAGGTTATGTACACTTATGAAACCGAGGATTTTACAGAGGGAGCATTGTGGTATCACAGTCCCAAAGTTAAACCTGATTGGTCTATGGTATATACCAAAGTAGTAAGGATAGACAACCATATCTTCTATAAAGATGTTGACTAAAGCAATCAAAGATCATATAATTAATACATGTTAACAGATAGACCTAATATTATAGTTACAGGTGGTTGTGGATTTATTGGTTCACATCTAACTAAAAGATTGTTGGATCAAGGATTCGCCGTTACTGTCGTTGATGATAATAGAACAGGTAAAGTTTTTTGGAATCACGATTTTGTTGAGTATCACAAAGTCTCCGTTGAAAATTTTAATCCTCATCAACATTCAGTTGAACCACCTGTGGGTATATTTCATTTAGCAAATAGTCCTCGTGTAAGGCGTTCTTTAGAATACCCTACCGAGACTATTATTAATAATGTAAGTACTACCTGCGCTGTAGCTGATTGGGCTAGAATTTTTAACTGTAAATTATTTTTTGCTACTTCTTCAAGTACACAATATGTTGAGTCTAGGGGCAACCCATATACATTCAGCAAATTGGTTTGTGAAGAAGCATTAAATTTATATCGTAATTTGTATTCATTAGATTATGTTCTAATGTATTTTTATAATGTTTATGGACCAGGCGAGGCTGACTATGGGGAATATAGCACAGTCGTAAGAAAGTTTAAGATGGATTATTTAGCAGGTAAACCGCTAACAATATTTGGCACAGGCAAAAAGGAAAGAGACTTCACTCATGTAGATGATGTCGTACAAGGCTTGTTACAAATTTTAGCAGATCCTACTTTACCTTCAACAGCACATTTTGGAAAAGGAGATCCTAGAACCATTGCTTCTATTGCTGAGGCATTTGATCACCCTATTGTTCATACATTTGATAAACCAGGAGAAGCAGAGAAGACTCTTTGTGAAACTCCATATATAGAATGTCCCAATGATGTATATGATTATATAACTAATTGGGTCAAGGAGAATAAGCGTGACACCTCGAGTAGTAGTAGATAACACAATAGAAATGACTAAAGAAAAAATATCAGACATATTTTTGATAACCAAGGAGTTTCATACTTCAACAGAATTTTCACAATTCATTGAAAAAATGGCCTTTAATTCTAATTCACCTTGCATGGATATGGTAGTAGATTATTGTATCAAGAAAGAGATTGAAATAGAAAGTATTGGAAAGTTTTTAACATCTAATTTAAAAGCAAAAATTAAAGAAGAAGCATTAGATTTAAATTTGCTTAAGGAAAAGAAAAAGAGTAAGTTACCATTATAATGGACCCATTTGACGTCTATAAGATTTACCTAGCATTAAAACTACACTTTACAACAGAGTCTTATGATATAACAAAACATAAGTTTGCAGCTAAAGGTAAAAAAGAAACTTTTCTAAAAAGAAAAGACCTAATGGTTCTAAGAAAACTTGCTAGAGATTTTGATAGACAAACAATAATAGACATTCTTGTTGCTAACTTTGTAAAAGGAGATCGTTGGGGTGGCATGTTTGATGCCGAGGCAATGAAGACATACGATAAATGGAAAGCAAGACAACAAAGTATGGGTTATACATTTGAACAAGATCTTAATACCATTCAAACAAGAATGGATATTCAAAATATAGAGGACGCAACAGTAGATGCTCAGCACCCTCTTATTTTAAAAATGTTATTAGGAAGACAAATAACATTAGAAACGGTGGTTATATTAAATAAAGAGTTGAAATTTTGTGATGATTACAAAGACGATCTAATACTAAAAGATACTTGCTTGTTAATTAATAAGTACAGTCCTTTTATGAAGAGTACCAAAAGTTTACATCTGAAGCATCAAGATCTTATAAATATAATTGCTAGGACTAGAAATAGTTCTAATACATCGTAAATAAACCGTAATACAACGCAATACAAGGAGAATATATATGTCGTTTAATACACTTTCAGAACTTCGCAATTCACGCGGAAAATTCGACAACTTAATGAAGGAAGTCGAAAAAATCTCAAACCCTAAATCTAACTTTCAGAAAGATGAAAGGGAATGGAAACCCACAGTAGACAAAGCAGGAAATGGTTATGCCGTTATCAGGTTTTTGCCTGCACCACAAGGCGAGGATATGCCATGGGTTAGAATTTTCAATCATGGTTTTCAAGGACCTGGTGGAAAATGGTATATCGAGAACTCTCTTACAACGCTAAACAAACAAGATCCTGTTTCAGAATTAAACTCTGAACTTTGGAACTCTGGTGTTGAAGCTAATAAAGAAATAGCTCGTAAGCAAAAGAGACGCTTAAATTATTATGCTAATATCTTAGTCGTTGAAGACTCTGCTAATCCAGATGCAGTAGGTAATGTTTACCTATACAAATTTGGTAAAAAGATCTTTGACAAAATTAAAGATGTTATGCAACCACAATTTGAAGATGAAAATCCAGTTAATCCTTTTGATTTCTGGGAAGGTGCTAACTTCAAATTAAAAATTAGACAGGTGGAAGGATATCGTAATTATGATAAAAGTGAATTTGATTCCCCAAGCCCTTTAGCTGATGATGATGCTAAAATTGAAGCAGTTTGGAAACAACAACATTCTTTACAGGGTGTGATTGCTCCAGATCAATTCAAATCTTATGAGGAGTTGAAATCCAAATTAGACTTAGTTCTAAAAGGAACAACTGCTCCTACAGCAGAGGCAATCTCAGCTAAAACTAATGATGCAGAAGACGATCATTTTATGGAAAAAGTGAAAAGCGTCCAAGCAGCGCCAGCAGTATCAACTCCTGAGTCATCAGATTCAGACGATGATGATACACTATCTTACTTCAAACAACTTGCAGAAGATAGCTAAACTTTCAAAGTTTTGGAGCCCTCTTAAACGAGGGCTTCTTTTTGACTAATAAATAGTATTATGAAGTACACGACAAAGGTTGCTATAAAAATAATTATACTATATGCAGTAGCATTAGTAGGAGTTCCTATGTGGTTTATATACACAGAACCTACAATAGGAGAAGCAATATTTTGGTTTGTACTAGCAGCATTAGTATCTAGAATTGCTAATGTAGGTTATCATCGTTGGCTTACACATTATCAGTTTGAACCTCATTGGTTAGGCAGAAAGATAATGTTATGGTTTATGGTAATGACTGCAGAGGCACCACCTGGCCACTATGTTGTTTCTCACTTACAACATCACGCTAATACAGATAAAGAAGGAGACCCTCACG